AACGCAAACGGAATGTTGCGGCGCATGAAGCGTTGCAGAAAATGCAGGCCGAAGCGGCGGCCGGCAAGAAGTTCACGGCGGACGAATGGCGACCCATTCTTAAAGCCGCTTTTTTTGATGCGGATGCGTATGCGGATGCGTATGCGTATGCGGATGCGGATGCGAATGCGAATGCGTATGCGGATGCGTATGCGTATGCGAATGCGTATGCGTATGCGGATGCGTATGCGTATGCGAATGCGGATGCGTATGCGAATGCGAATGCGGATGCGTATGCGGATGCGTATGCGTATGCGTATGCGAATGCGGATGCGTATGCGAAAAAGCAAAAGATCAAGTGTCTCGCGGATGGAATGGTCGAATGTCTCTCGCGTGTTCCGGCGCCGTAACCAAATGAGACTCGCATCCACCTATCGCGCAGCACGCAAGCACGAAGCGAAGGCCGCGCGCATACCGTGGCGCAACGTGCCACACCGCAAGATTGCGATCCGCGCACCCGAGAACGGCAAGGGCATTTCGTTTCCGCTCAAAGCGGTTGCCGGCGGCGTGAGACTCGTGCCCGATCCGCAGAATCGCATGGGCTGGATCATGGAGCGCGGACAATGAGACAGACCGCAGCAGAATTTGTGCAATCGTTCGAGGATGCAGGAACGCCGCTGAAGTTGGCGCGGCGCGAAAGCTCCCTTGCGCGAGTTCAACGCATGTCGAGCTGGCGTGATGCGGAGCAGAATATCACGCAGGACGAGCGTCGAAATCGCAAGCACTGCATCGAGCGCGCGTGTCGCGATTGGATTTCCATCGTCTCGCGCGTAACGGGTCGCGAAGTGTTTCAAACCAAATTCGCGTTGCGCATCGCAATCGGGTTGAACGTCGAGCGGAGAATGATATTACCCGACGATCTCGCCTTCATCCGCAGCCGGTTTGCCAGATATGCAGGAGAATCACATGGCGATTGCTGATGACTTTGCCGAAATCAAACGGCGGATGGTTGAGTTGCACGGCGTTGACGCCGTGAACGGATTTGTAGAATTGACCGGCCCAACGCCCGAGTTCGAAACGGACATGCGCGCGAAAGGTTTTGAGCGCGATCCAGAGCGTCCGCACGTTTGGGTAAAGCGCGATGGCAGAACAACTCGCGTGCACATGGATGTGGTGACAATCAAAGATCGCACGTGCCTGCTGAGCGTGAGCGGCGATCCGATCACGGAGAAGGATATTCCGCACGGCGCTTTTCCGGTGTCCGCACCGACGAGAATTGTGCACGGAACCGTTACGCCATGCCTGGTCGTTCGCGAGACCGGAGAATGATCGCCACATCCCGCCGCGGCTTCCTGACCAGTCTGACCGGTTTCGTCGCGTGTGCGCCTGCGATTGTGCGCGTCGAGAGTTTGATGAAACTGCCGGTGCGCGCGATTTATCCGGCTTACGGTCGCAGTCTTGGGATGGCGGCACTCGCAGATGTTCGTGAACTTCAGGAACGCGCATTCATCGCCTCGATGACTGAGCGCTTCACCGCATTGCTCGACCAGCGCCTTGAGTGGACAGATGGCTGGGGCAATATCACGCAATTTATGGTGCCCGAGCGCGGCGAACTGCTGCCTATCTGATGCAACCCACCGCCCCCGAAGACGTAATCGCCCGATGGTGGCAGCGGCCGGATATCTTCGTGCGCGAAGTTTTTGGCGCGACGCCGGATCCGTGGCAAGACGATGTTCTGCGCGCGTTTCCGACATCGCCGCGCATTGCGATGAAAGCGAGCAAGGGGCCGGGTAAAACCGCAACACTCGCCTGGTGTTGCTGGAATTATCTCACGACGCGCCCGCATCCCAACATCGCGGCCACCGCGATCAACGGCGCGAATCTGCGCGCCAATCTGTGGAAGGAGATGGCGAGTTGGCAAAATCGCTCGCCGTTGCTTCTCGATCAGTTCGAGATCACGTCGACGCAGATCGTTCACCGCAAGCATCGTCGCACGTGGACGATGGATGCGCGAACGTGGTCGAAATCCGCCGACAAAGAGCAGATCGGCAACACGCTCGCAGGCTTGCACGCGCCGTATCTGCTGTTTGTGCTGGATGAATCGGGAGCGATGCCGCCTGAAATCCTCGACAGCGCCGAAGGCGGTTTCGCGTCGAGTTCGCAGGAATGCCACATCCTGCAGGCCGGAAATACCAACTCGTTGCAAGGCGCGCTGTACTATGCCTGCGTGAAGCACAAGGACCAATGGCTCGTCGTTCCGATCAACGGCGACCCCGATAATCCGAAGCGCAGTTCGCGTGTCTCGCTCGAATGGGCGAAAGAGCAGATCAAGGCGCACGGACGCAATAATCCGTTTATCAAGGTCTCGATCCTCGGTGAGTGGCCGGCACAATCGTTCAACGCGCTCATAGGCCCCGACGAACTGGAAGCGGCGACGAAGCGATTCTACCGCGAATACGAGATCGGTGGCGCTGCGCGCGTGCTCGGTGTCGACGTGGCGCGCTATGGCACGGCGGCGAGCGTCATTTGCCCGCGACAGGGGCTGCAATGCTTTCCTATGACCACATTGCGCGGCGTGTCGAGCATCCAAGGCGCGGGCGCCGTCGCGCGAAAATGGAACGAATGGAATGCCGACGCCTGCTTTATCGACATGACGGGCGGATTCGGATCGGGCTGGTTCGATCAGCTGCAACAGCTCGGCAAGACACCGATCGGCGTCACCTACTCGGGCGAGGCGCACAATCCGTCGCGGTACTACAACAAGCGGGCGGAGATGTATTTCGATGCCGTCGAGTGGATCAAGCGCGGTGGCGCGCTGCCCGACGATTGCCCGGAACTGCTCGCGACTCTGGCCGAGACGAATTACACATTCGCGGGCGAGCGGCTGATTTTGGAGCCGAAAGAGGATATCGAGGAACGGCTGGGCTACAGTTTAGACCACGCGGACGCCTTCTGTTTTCCTGCTGGCACCATGGTCGCGACCCCTGCCGGCGCGGTTCCCATCGAGCAAATTCAGGAGGGGCAGCGGGTTCTTACGCCGTTCGGGACTGCCTTGGTGGGCAAAACGTGGGCGCATGACGCCACCGAACTGGCGACAGTCCAATTTTCCAACGGGACGAAGCTCACCGGGACACCAAATCACGGTGTTTTTGTGTTCGCTCGTGGGCGTATTTGCATTGATAGTCTGGTGCAGACAATGGCAATATCTCCGCTATCACGGAGGATTCTATGGCTGCTCGCGAGCACATTGTTTACCGGGGCGACAAATATTGGCTTCAAACGAGCGGCCGCTATTTTGCCAGCTGGTACCCAATCAACGGCGAGCGCCTTTTGCATCGCCGCATCTGGACTGACCACAATGGCCCAATCCCGGAGGGATACGAGGTCCACCATATTGATAAGGATTGGCGAAATAGCGCGATCAACAATCTCGAGATTCTTACGGAGGTTGACCATCGTGCCAAACACTTTGAGGACAGAAGCTGTCACGCTCGCGAGCGTGGAATATCCGACGAAGCCAGGCGAAAGGCGGCCGAATGGCACGCCTCTGACGAAGGGCTGGCTTGGCACTCTGAGCACGGAAAGGCTACTTGGGATGGGCGGGAGCCACGCGGCGCCCTATGCGCCAAGTGTGGTCGACCATACTGGACCTATTTTCCAACAAGAACGGGATATTGCTCAAGGCCCTGTCGAAGCGCGGCTGAATATCTCCGCTGCAAGACGGACGTTCGCGCGTGCGATTGGTGCGGTTCTACATTCGTTGCTCACCGCCGCAGGCCTCAAGCCTGTTGTTCCCTTGCATGTGCGAACAGAAAACGTGCTGCCGACGCGCGTTTACAATCTGACGTTGGATCGAGATAACGCCTACTACGCAAATGGCGTCCTCGTTTTCAACTGCCAAACACACGCCGAACCCGTTTCGCCCAGGAATGCGGCGAGAATCCACGGCGCGCGGCAGTCCAAGGCGTTGGCCGACTATGACGGGTTTAAGGAATATTTTGACAAGCAGTGAGGTGCCGGTCGCGAGCGTGAGGTGTCGACCGCTCCACCGGCTCACGGGGTTATTGGGATGCAGCACTCGCCGTGTGATCCGCATCGGCTAATCGCTTTCGCGCCCCAGCCGCCGGGGATGAGGCACCCAACTTGCGCCGCCGCGCGCCCCGCCGCAATATGCCACGCGCAAATCAGGGCGACGAAGATGGGATTCAAACATTTCGGTCTTGGGACGCTGTTTCAGGATGTGGGGCTATTTCCCGCGTCTCCCCCGCCGCCGCCCCCGCCGCCGAATCCCGCGACCTACGCGTCCGGCTCGGTTCAGGAAGGTGGCGCGCAGGCGGCGACGCAAGCCGCAGCCGCGGCCGGCGCAGGCTTCGACCAGACGCTCGCAGGCAGCCCGCAGGGCTCCGGCAGCGGCAACACGGCAAAATCACAGTTGGGGGGTTGAGATGGCTTGGAAAGTGATTGCGCTCACTTCGATCATGATCAACTTGGTCTGCGCCGGATTTCTGTTCGTCATCGCCTATTCGTTCGCGGGGCCCTGAGCGTGCGCTGCATTCTCCACGGCCACAAACCCGAGCGCCACGACGGCGCGGGAGAATTCGCGGGCCGCACGTTCGACGTCTGCGAGTGCGGCGCGACGTGGGAAGTGGTGAACGGCGTGCAGGTGCGCAGAATGGAAGCGCCGAGCGTGCCGGATCAGCAATTCGCGCAGTTTGCGAGGCAGGAATGAACCTTCTGCCGCTCGACATGGTGCAAACAATTCGGCGTTTGGCAAAGGCTGGATATTCCAAGCGGGCGACTGCGCGGACGGTCGGTGTAAGCACAAACACGATCCGGCACTACTGGCCTTCCGGCGCTTTGTGCGGCTGCGGGCGGGACAGCGGGCATAATGGATGGTGCAAGTGGCGCTACCTTCGAAGCAATAAGCGCCGCGAATACCATCGGCTAAGGCGTTGCACGACGATTGCCCAACGCGAGGCGCGCCTCTAATGCTCGAAGGCGACGCAGGCTCTTACGCACCTTACGAAGACTCGTCGCCGTCTGTGCTGGCCGCGCAACCGCCGACTATGCCGGACGAGAAAGTCGTAGACGATTTCGATTGGGCGACGATCTTCACGCATCTGGAATCGCGGCTCAATGCGATGCGGAACTGGCGTTGGAGCTGGTGGAGCTACTGGGCCAAATTGGCAGAGTACATACTCCCGAGACGCTACCTTTTTTTGATCACGGCTAACCTCCAAAAAAAAGGCTCCGCGATCAATCAGGCCATCATCGACGGCACGGCAGGCCTCGCGAAAAACATCTGCGCGACCGGCATGGCAGATGGCCTGGTGCCGACAACGCGACCATGGTTCAAGGTCAAAACGGCTGACCCCAAAGTCGAGCTCGACGCCGAAGGCACGGCATGGCTCGAGCTGGCCGAAGAACGGCTCTACATCGTTCTCGCGGAATCGAATTTCTATGACGTGATGGGGCAGATTGCCGAGGATGAAGTCGTTTTCGGCACGGCGCCGCTGATCACTTACGAGGATGCGGAGAGCGTCGTCTGGTTCAACAATCCGTGTGCGGGCGAATACTACCAATCCGTCGGCGGCAAGAACGAGGTCGACACGCTTTACACGGAGCAGACCAAGACGGTCGAGGCTCTGGTCGATTTCTTCACGCTCGCGGCCTGCCCGCAACAGGTCCGCGAGAAATGGGAAATGGGCGGCGGCAACCTGCAAACCGAATTCGTGCTTGCCATGGCGATCGAGCCGAATTTCGCTCTGTCGGGCCGTGGCGCGTCGAAAGGCAAGACCGTCGATGTGGTCAAGGGCGGCTTTGCGTGGCGCGAGGTCTTTTGGCTGCGCGGTATCAAGACCGAGCGGCCCTTCTCGGTGCGCGGCTTCAACGAGAAGCCGATAGCGTCGTTTCGCTGGGCCACGACGTCGAACGATCCCTACGGCCGCGGGCCGGGCATGGATGCGCTGGGCGATATCATCCAGCTTCAGATACTCACCCGCCGCATCAACGAGGCCGTCGAAAAGCAGGTCCGGCCGCCGATGGGCGCCGACCCGTCGCTCAAGAATGAGCCTGCGTCGATAAACCCCG